GTTGTTGGTGTTGGAGGCTATATTGCAAATTGTAGATGTTCTGGCCAAGCTGGTGGTGATAGTTACTTCATTAGTTCTTCCACAGTTAAAGGTGGTGGTGGAGCAAGTAGTGGCGCATGTGCATCAGGAGGTTCTCACGTAGGAACAGGAGGCGGCAACGGAGGTGCAGGTGGTGGTAGCACCTGTGCATGTGCTCATGCACCTGGAGCAGGAGGTGGTGCTGGAGGTTATTCAGGTGCAGGAGGAAAAGGTGTGACGGGTTATTGTACATACACTGCACATAGTCCAGAATTTGGATGTCCAGGTTCTGGTGGTGGTGGTGCTGGCGGTAATAGTGTATCGGGAATTGGTGGTAGTGGCGGAGGAGGCGGTGTAGGTATATTTGGCCAAGGAAGTAACGGCACCGTTAGTCCAGGTGATTGTAGTCGCCGTAGTTATGGTGGCGGAGGTGGAAGTTGTGGTGGAACTGGAGGTCAAGGTGGTGTTCCGGGTACAAGACAAACACCTACAGGAAATTATGGTGGTCGAGGAGGAATTTGTTGCGCCGCTGGTACAGCAGGTTCAGGTGGAGGCGGCCATGGTGGAAATTCTTATGCTTCTGGTGGAGGTGGCGGAGGCGGTGGCGGTTATGGAGGCGGTGGTGGTGCAGGTATATACCTTTCATACAGTGGCCGAGGTTATCTCGGTGGTGGCGGCAATGGTGCCGTTCGTATTGTATGGCCAGGAACATCTCGTCAATATCCATCAAGTTGTGTAGGAAGTCCATAATGCCATTAATTAATACAAGAGGTGCAGCCTCAATAAAAGGATTTGGTTTTGCTGGCTTTTCACCAAAACTTCCAGGAATACCGACTATTGGTACTGCAACAGCGACAGGTTCATCTTCAGCAACAATATCATTTACTGCACCAGCATGTACTGGTGGTGTGCCAATAGATTACTATCAAGCAATATCATCACCTGGTTGTATTACTGCTACAGGCACAAGTCCAATATCAGTTACTGGTTTGACTTACTCAACATCTTACACATTTAAAGTGAGAGCACATAATGTTGTGGGTTACGGTTGTTATAGTAGTTCAAGTGGTAGTATAACCACTTGTGTCCCAACAAGTTCCGCTTCATATACATCTCCAGGTTCTTATAGTTGGGTTGCTCCTTCTGGTGTGTCATCAGTATCATTATTTACTGTCGGTGGCGGAGCATCTGGTGCTGGTAGAGCTCTATGTGGTTGTAATCCATGTAGGTTATATTATTGTGCAGGTGGTGGTGCAGGATCTGCCATATGGAATAATCACTCAGTATCATCAGGAACAAGTTATACTGTTGGAGTTGGAACTGGCGCATCATATAACTCAATCACTGGAGGAGACAGTTATTTTTGTTCAACATCTTTCATGTATGGTCAAGGCGGCCAAGGTGTTTATAGAGGAGGATATAAAGGACAAGATCCGATAAATGCTGCCCAGAGATATGGCGGAACTTATGGTGGCGGCACTGGCAACTGCGGCGGCGGAGGTGGTGGTGCCGGAGGAGTTGGTTCTCCATGTCGAGCTGGTTGTTGTGGTGGCGGATGCGGTGGTGGTACGAATAATTCTTCTTCAGCTACATCCGGCCAAAATGGTGGAGGCGGTGGCGGTGGTGGCCGACCAGGTGGAAGGATAACATACAGTTCGCCTTCAGGTGGCGGTGGTGGTGTAGGTTTATATGGTCGAGGAACATCAGGTAGTGGAGGATCATATTCCGGCGGAGGTGGTGGAGGAGGTTCTGGAGGTTCTAACGGTTCTGGTGCTAATGGAGGAAGTTATGGTGGAGGTGGAGGTGTTCCTGGATCTGGTGCAGGCGGTGCAGTTCGTATTGTATGGCCAGGTAGTACCAGAACATTCCCATCAACATCTGTCGGTTCGCCATAATAAATACACCACATTCACATGAAGGAATTTAAATGACACTACCCGCTTCAGGTGCCATATCGTTTAGTAATATAGATACCGAATTAGGTTATTCAGCAACTGCACAGATTGGTTTGAATTGCTCTGCGGTTCGTACATTATTTGGTCAAGCATCTGGTGCTATCTGTATGAATACAGGACACGGAAAGAGTAATACAAGTGTACCTGGAGCACCTACAGGCGTATCAGCATCAGCTACATCATACAATTCAGCATCTGTATCATTTTCTGCACCTAGTTGTACGGGCCACCTATCAATAGATTATTATCAAGCTATTAGTTCACCAGGTTGTTTTACTGCAACAGGATCTAGTCCAATTTCTATAACTGGTTTAACTCCAAATACTTCATATACTTTTAAAGTAAGAGCACACAACTCTAAAGGTTATGGTTGCTATAGTTCTTCTAGTGGCTCAATAACAACTCCACAACCAACCGGATCAACTACACTCACAACAGTTGGTAACTATAGTTGGAATACTCCATCAATTGTATCAACTTATGGTTTAAAATTATCAATAGTTGTAATTGGTGGCGGTAGTGGTGGTTCAAGTAGTTGCCGATATTTTTGTTGTTGTTCTGGATATGTTAGTCTTGGTGGATCCGCCGGCGCTGGAGGAGGATTACAATACAGAAATAATGTGCCTTATACCAATTATAGTAGTGGACGATATAATATATCTGACGGAGCTTCACCACACAACTCAGGTAAACCATATGTAAACAATTGTAATTATGCTCCTTGCAATACTTGGTTTGGCCAAAATTCTACTGGCGGAATTGGGGTAAGTATTTACGGAAATCCAATATTTTGTGGATGTCAATCAGGTTGTAGTGGCGTTGGCGGTGCCGGCGGCTCTACGTTTGGAGCATATGTTGGCGGCGGTGGTGGAGCAGGCGGATATTCAGGCAGGGGTGGTTTTGGAGCAAGAAATGGAAAAGCTTCTTGTCCAACTGGTGGCGCCGGCGGCGGCGGCGGTTCTGGATATGCAGGATGTTCAGGTGGAGCAGGCGGAGGCGGTGTAGGATTATATGGCCAAGGGTCTAATGGTACAAGTAAAGGTTATTTTGGTGGCGGTGGGTGTGGAGGTTCTGGAGGTTCAAATGGATCAAATTATAGCGGCCAAACCGGCGGCAATGGTGGAAATTATGGTGGAGGTGGTGCCGGCGGAGCATCATTTAGTTCAAATGATGGAGGACATGGAGCTCAAGGAGCTATTAGAGTCGTTTGGCCAGGTTGTAGTCGTAGGTTTCCATCAACATGCGTAGGAAGTCCATAAAATGAAGTGTATTATTAAAGTAGACGAAACAGGAAATATTGCTGCTTATCCAGAAGATCATCCAATGACATTGGAAGTTTTTTTATATGCTTATCCTGATATAGATATTTCAAGAGATAATCCTCCTGAAGGTTATAATTGGTTTATTAGAAAAAATAAATTTTATCAGGAAGATATAGCTAATTCATTATCAACATTAACTGTTACTCAATTAATTGATGTTAGATATACAAGATTGGATGATAAAACTTATCATGATGAATATTTTATTCGTGATTTAACAACTGATGAATTAAACACAAAAATTCAACGTCTAAAAGAAAATCCACCAACACCTATTAAATCTTGGACATTAGAAACAGATACTTATTTTTGGATACCTCCTGTACCACGTCCTAAAGATGGTAATGGACCATATCGTTGGGATGAATCAACAACATCTTGGGTTAAATGTGTTGACGAAGAACAACCAACACCAGCAAAAATACCAACAGCGTTTACGCCAGCAGATGCTTTACCAAAGCCTCCAGTCGCTAACACATCTAACACAGTAACGGCCAATACATGAAATACGTCAAACATCAACACGACCAAAACTGGTTACTTGTAATACCAGAACAAGAAGATGATGAATACCTACAACATCATGGTATTTGGAAGCTAATTGAACATGAAGAGCCACATGAGTCATGGCACCCATCACAATATCAATATGTTGAACATTTACATTTACAAGAAAATTTAAGATTGGTTCACAGACATTGGAGGGTTGCACCGATTGATGCCTATGAGCCAGATAGGCCAACTGTAATTGATCCTTCAGCCAACACAGCCTAAACACCAATCCTCCTATTAGATAAATAGGTTATAATAGGAGATTCCCGCATGGCTTCAGCACCAATTTTAAACAGACAAGACTTTACGAATTATTGTTTACGTAGGTTGGGTGCGCCCGTCATTGATATCAACGTTGATGAAGACCAAGTGTCTGACCGTATTGATGATGCAATACAATACTGGCAAGATTACCATTTTGATGGTGCACAAAAGTTTTATTGGATTCATTACGTTACTGGCGCAGATATTGCCAATCAATACCTAGATGCATCACAAGCTGTAGACCAAAACGGCAACAACGTAAGCATTCTTGGTATTACTCGTATCTTTCCTTTGACAGATTCTCAGGCAACCATCAATATGTTTGACCTAAGATACCAACTCCGTTTGAATGAGTTGTATGACTTCACATCTGCATCCTACATCAATTATACCTTGACTCAACAACACTTGCGTTCTTTGGAACTCCAGTTCACTGGTGAAGTTCCTATTCGTTTTGTGCGTAATATGCAAAGACTCTACATTGATTGGGCATGGGGTGCAGGATACGAAGTAAGTCCAGGCCAAGTTGTGGTGTCTGAATGTTATGGTGCAATAGATCCTAACACTTATCCTAATGTTTGGAATGACCGTTGGTTGAAGCAATACGCCACAGCTTTGATAAAGAAAAATTGGGGAGAAAATATGTCCAAATTTGGTGGTTTACAACTACCGGGTGGTGTTACATTGAATGGTAAAGAAACTGTTGCGGCCGCAGTAGAAGAAATAAGAATGTTAGAACAAGAAATGATTACAAACTATTCTGGCCCATTGGAGTGGTTCTTAAACTAACATGGCAACAAGTAACTATTTTAATCTGTATGGTTCTAGGCCAGACCAGAAAATCATCGAGGACTTGATAGTAGAATCCATAAAGATTATGGGTTTTGACTCATATTACCTTCCTAATGATAATGATGCAGCTCGTGACCTTCTTTATGGTGAAGATCCAACTAAGAAGTTTAACACAGCATTTCCATTAGAAATGTATCTCTCTAATGCCACAGAATATGGTGGCGATAAAGAGATGTTCACAAAGTTTGGACTAGAGATTCGTAACCAAGTTTCTGTGATTGTATCTAAAAGAACATTTAGCCAAAGAGTACCACAAAATACATTTCAAAGGCCACGTGAAGGTGATTTGATATATGTTCCGTTTCTTAATGGTCTAGGTGAGTTGTATGAGATTAAGTTTGTCAATCAGACTAAAGACTTTTTTCAATTAGGTAGAAAACTACCATACTTCTATGAACTAGATTTGGAAAAATTCAAGTATTCACAAGAGGTTATTTCCACTGGTATACCAGA